GCATGTCTGGATCCTTCCACTTTTTCCATTTATCAATAGCTTCTTGAGTAGGAACTTCAATCCGTACTCTATCACCATTACGCTCAAATTCTTCATTCATATCAATATATGTTTGAGGAGTAATTTCAATCACGTTGCCTCCAGTCATCAGTTTTTTCGTGGTGAAACCATTCTGCTATATCATCTGTATTTTGGAATCCTGTCTTGTGATTAGATGGGTCAGGATCCCCTAGTCCCATCTGAATCATAAAATCATCCAAACCACCTTCCTGAATATTAGGATTAGCAGCTGTTCTTCTTGCCTTTCTTAATATCTCAGCAGCAGATGCATTTGCTTTTGCTAGTTTGTTTGCCCAGATCATATCGGATAAAGATACGTCCTCACCAAGAACTATCTTTTCGCAGATTGCTTCAAGTCGCAACCTATATTGGGTGGAAAGCATACGCGGAACACTCCTGCTAGTGTATTTATTTTAATTGTTTACCGTGTTTGTCAACCATCCAGCTTTTTTACCTGAAATAAGTTTGATCTCTGACTCTTTTTAATTTTTTTATACTCTTTGATAATTTTATCAATTTCTCTTTGAGAGATATTTACTTTCAGTTCATCTTCACTGTCAATAAATCCAAGACCACCTTTCTCTGTTTCTTCTTTTGAATCAACATAATCATTAATGTTTTGTTGAATTTCATCACGGATCAATTCATTAACTTGATCCCTAAGAATTTCATCTTTCATTTTCTCTTCTTTTCTTTCTTTGGTTTTACTCCCCACAATTTTGGATTCATTTGGCCATATCCAAAATCAATTTTCTTTACAGAATCTTTTCCATATCGATCATAGTACATATCAAAAAGTTGAGAAGTTTTCTTACACCTAGTAAGGTCAACATACTCTACACCATCAACAGTATACCAGATTAGTCTGGCATCATTGGGGAGTGATTTATCATTCGCTGCTTCAAGAGTGGTTTTCTCCTGAAGAATTTGACAACCATATGATGAAGGATCTTCCGGCTTGACTGGAAGACTGCCCATTTCTTCCTCCTTAGTTTCTACAGTTACTGTCATGAACGACCTCCCCATTGAATATCGGGATATGCATCCTTCACAATATCGTAAGATATCTTATATTTAGTTTGCAATTGTTTATCTTTCACTAAACAAAGAATTTCTGCCTCTGCAGGGTGCAGGCCCTCAAGCATTTGAATAAACATGGTTTCCCTACGGAGTGATGTGAGACTATCGTTGCCACCCTTCACAAAATTATAGAGGTGTTTGTATTCTCTACGCAACGAAGTGTGGTCAGTTCCAACAGGGACCTCATTTTTCTCATAAGGAACATCCCCTGCAGGCACAACAGAAATCACGGTCTCATCAAAGTTCCAAATAAAGAGACTCTTCAGGGCAGGATTATCATACTCCTGAAGAATTTCTACTTTCTTTGCTTTGGTTCTTTGCTTGCTTGCAAGCTCAAGAATTTCATGAACAAAAGGGTTAGGTGGAAGTTTGGGAGACTCTGCCTTAACTTTTACAGATCTCTTATTAGTTGTCGTCTTCTTCCTGGTCGAGTTCGTCATAGCTATTTTCAAATCGTACTGCTAAAATTTCGTCTGGTAATACATTTCCGTTTTCATCAAACATCTCTGGGTGAGTATAAACGGGTTGGGTTTGGAATTGATGTTCCTTTGCGAGCCATCCTACCACACCTCCTACAAAAAAGAACATGATTGAGACTAATGTTCCTATCGTCAAAGTTACTGCTAACATCTTCTGTCCTCCAGAGACTATTTCTTTCTGATATCCAGATAGAAGTTCAAATGAAATACAATCTCTCTTCGGAAGAGAGATACCATATTACCGAACTTTATCTGAAAAGTTTTGGGTGGATCTGGTTTCCTCCTCCTATTTCGTAGTAGTAGCTCAAACCCACGATTGATGTGGGTTTCCTGATTATTTAGATTGCTTTTTACGGCGTCCAGGTCGTCGGTCATAACTATACCTCTTTGCATCATCTATGAAACTCTCTAAGTAGTTTCTAATTTTTCTTGCTTGAGGTTTGGGGATATGACCATAGCCCTCTCGCAATTGTTTGTGTTCATTATCAGCACCACCTTTGATATACTCATCAAGATCTACAATTAAATTATCAATCTCATGTGTTGTGGTGCTGTCAATGAAAGAGTCTATCTCATTCTTTTTGATTTTTGTCGCTTTGAGATAATCATAAAATTTTAAATTCATCTGTCCCTCAAAGGCATTATCAATGGCATGTTCTACAAGATCATAGATGTCGTTGAGGTTTTGTTCCATTAGACCAGATTTTGCTCCCGCAAATACTGTACAGTTTCGGTACATCCACCAATTAATGTCTCATCTTTGACAACTCTGGGGAAGGTAGAACCTTGCCCAAACTTATCATAGAATTCCTCACGGGTGTAGTCCCTGTTAAGTTTATATATCACATGCTTAATTTCAGCAAGTTGTAATACCTGTTCTACTTTAGTGCAATAAGGACAACCATCCTTAGAATATACTGTAAACATTACTGTTGAACCTCTTTCCAATCATTGTCAAAAATTTCTAAACCTTTATCGGTAAGAATGTGATCATACATCTGATCAAACACTTTAGGTGGCATGGTAACTATCTGAGCACCGTTATACCATGAACGAACTGCACGTTGAACACTACGAATAGATGCAGACAGAACCTGAGTTCTAACTCCATGGATTTGATAAAGCCCTGTGATAGAACGAACAACCTCCAGACCTGCCACTGACTGGTCGTCTAGGCGTCCCACAAAGGGAGAAACGTATGTTGCCCCTGCCTTCGCTGCTAGGACTGCCTGAGCGGCACAGAAGATCAATGTGACGTTGACATTAATGTTTTGATCAGACAAGGACTTACAGACTGCAAGACCCTCCCGTGTGCAGGGAACCTTGATGGTGGCAACATCACCAAACTTTTCGTAAAGACGTTTGCCTTCGCGATACATTTGACCCTCGTCACCAACAACTTCCATGCTGATGTCACGGACGCCAATGTCTTTGATTTCTTGATAGACATCCTCAGGATTTCTACCGCTCTTCATAATCAAAGTAGGATTGGTAGTGACACCATCTACCAGTCCCGTTTTAAAATATTCATTAATAATCTCTGTGTCAGCCGTGTCGAGAAAAATTTTCATGTAGTTGTGCGTATACTTCATTATTCAACGTGTACAGTACCAATCATACCGGCACCTTTATGTGGACCACACCAGTAAGTATAATCCCCTGCTTCTGAAAATGCAATATCAAATTCTTCACCAGGTGTCATAGCAAGTGCCTCATGCCCAAGTTCTGGGTGACCTTCAACAATAACATTATGTGGGGGAAGCATGTTGTTCACAAAGTGAACTGATTCTCCTGCAGATATTGTAACCTCTGATGGATCAAAAATCAAGTTTCCATTTGATCCCATTTGAATATCTAATGCGTATGCAGTTTTAGGTGCAAAGTATATGAACGCAGTGATTGTAGCAATGATTAGAACGCGAATAAACTTCATTTGAGTTTATGCAACTGCTGTATATATTACATTCGTATCCCATGATACCTAGAATTTGTTTCTACTTCCTGACTTATCATTTTACTAAACTCAGAGACGCATTCACTCCAGTTTTGCCTTGCCTCTTTTGTCTCTTCACTGTGCATATCAACATCCCATAATTCTTTCCATACCCACCAGAGGTCGCGACACTGGTCCGACTTGCATTGTAAGTACGGTTCCCTGTACATGGGAAACCTGGGGGTTGGTGCCCGTGACTATCTTATATTTAGGTAATTGTGCATAAAAAAGACCCCCCTGAGAGGGAGGCCTGAAAGGACAGTCAGGACATCCTGACCCACAACATCCTTTAGTCATCTTCATATAATTTCTCCAGTTTTTCTCTGGACAAATCAACGTACATGACCTCTTCTCCTGCTTGTGGTGCCTCAGGATGTCTTTGCTTTGTCACTTTGGGTTTCATATTAATTGACATAATATTTGCCCACATCATTGCAAAGGCAGCTCCGCCAATGAGGGCGAAGCAAACACCATATACAAACAGAAGATAATGATTCACAATGCGTTTCCGCGTGGAAGAACTTCCTCAGGGAATACAAAGTCTTCATGTGGTTGGTCGGCAGGTGCCATCCAAGCACGAAGTCCTTCATTCAGAAGAATATTCTTGGTATAGAAAGTCTC